CAGTATTAACCAGCTTGAATCAACTTTCTGATTACTTGTATCACCTTGGCGACCAAGACTGAATATATCGGATGTGTTTAAGTTATTTTCTGTAATAATCTTCCAAGTTCTTGATTCTATATCATATCTTAGACCAAATGGCTTATTTCCAAATACTAAATCAACCATTGCTGTAACTGTTGACGAATCAATAGTTGTTCTCCAGGCAGGAATAATTTCTGCAATCAACGGAGCAAAGGTGTTGTCTACAGTTGTAACTGCATCGGGGATAATGTCATTCAATATGATAGGGCCGGTACCGTCAAGTAATAAACCTGTACCGTTATTTGTTCCATCACCTGCTACACTAACTACCTTTGCCCATAATACTGTAGAAGAATTTAAAGATGTAGCAGTTCCTAAAGTAAGTGCATTATCGTTGGCTTTGTCAAAATAGTAACCAGTAGGGGCAGTAAATTTAACTAATGCGCCTACTGTAAAAAATCTCAATAATGTGCCAGTATAAGAACCAACTTGCTGAATAGTTTCAGTAACGTTATCTTTAATGTAACCTGTACTTTGATTAGTGTCGGTAGTTCTATTGAACCATTCGATGTTTAAGAAAGTAGTCGGGATTCTTTCAAAGTTAGCATAGTAGAAGTTTTTCAAGTTAGATGATTTCAACACATCAGATAACTCATTATAGATAACTGCTTCAATATCGGTTCTTGTTAGATAACTGAATCTAAAGCTGTCGTTATACTCTTGTTTATAAAGCGCACCGTCGTCTGCAAATAGATTAGTCTTAGAATATTTGCCTGTTGGATCTACAAGATCAAAGTATCTACTAATACCGCTCGCAGTTCTATTAACTGCTTTAACTTTAACAACTTGCTGACTTACACTTAACGGACTAATATTATAATCTTCGCCAGTAATCATTCGATTTTGAGTGTAATATGTTGCAGGTGCTCTTGCTTTGATGCTATCGTTAGTTTCGGTAGGAGCAGAATTAGCTACAGAACTTTGTAAACTTAAAGTTATTGTCAGTGTTTCAGTTTGCCCTACATTAGAAATGTATGGAATATCTATTGATACATTTTTAACATCTTTTGGATTTATTGTGTAACTTAATCCGTTACTAATTCTATAATAAACTCTAAATGTACCTTGAGGTAAATTACCAAATGTGCCGTCACTGAACACAAGACTTATGCGATCATTTGCTCGTGTAACTACTCCATAAATGTTACGTATGCTTTTATTCAAGCTATTATAGATAATATTGTTACCTTCAAAACTTGGAACTGGTGCCCAATACTCACTTTCAACTGCATTATTGTCAAGTCTGTATAACCATACATCGTTATTGTTAATATTAACTGCATCTAAATCAACTGTTTCATCAGTAGCAGGTTGTGCTAACGTAAAACTACCTTGATTTAAAGTACCTTGTGTAAATCTTAAAAAGAATCCAGTATTAGAACTGCCTCGGCCGCGGCCGTCGTCTCTGTATAAAAACGCGAGACTATTGCCTATAGATGGCGGCTCTTCATATATCTCTTCTCCGCCACTAAATGTAGTAGAGACAATTTCAAAATTCATCGATCTACCATCAACTGCTTTGTTAAAAGAGTAAACTGGAACATCGGTATTTGCACTTTGAAAACGGTATTGTTCTGTAGGGATTCCGTAAACTGTGCCTTTATCGTCAGGATTTCCAAACTGTCGAGTAGCCGGTAACGATACATTTAAAACTTTAATAAACTGATCATACCAATTAGCATTAGCAGGATCGTTCCAGCTAATTACTTGCCCGGAAAGATTACGACCGTTACTATCATAGACATTTTGAGTAGTACTAACCGTTGTAAATTTTAATAAACCACTTGCTGCAATATTACGCTTAGATTTATAGCTTAATAAACGTGCAAGTCGCAATACACTTTCGCGTCTTTCTGCAAGTTCAAGGAAGTTTTCTCGAGCATTTAAGTCAACACGGAAAGCAATGCTTTGTCCTAAGAAAGCAATTAAGTCAATTAATGCAAGGTATTCGCTACTTTCAACATAGTCGTTGAAATCTTCAGGATAGTTTTCCCTGATATAGTTAATCATTACGCGGCGCAAGTTTTCAAAGTCATAGCTTTGAAAATCTGCATTACGGAAACTTTGATAAATTCGTTTCCAGTCCTCCGCGACTAATAGTCTATTTTGTCTATCTGTTGCTGACATATCTGCTTCCCAATTATACAGATATTTATCGGATTTTATTATGTGGTAGTTTAATTAAGCAATTAGACCGTTGGCTTGATCAAACTTAAACTGTAACGATTCTTGAATGTTATAAGGAAGGTAAGTCAATACACATTCTATTTGTAGACCGCTTTCGTAAGTAGTAACAATAACGTTATCAGCAACTACACGAGGATCATAGTTTATAATATCTTCAACGTTTTTAACTATGATATTTTTCATTTCTTCAGTAAGCGGCTCAAATAACACATCCCAGATGATTGTGCCAAATGTTGGATTTTCAAGGCGCTCACCCTGACGAATATGAAAATGATTTATTAAATCTTGCTTGATTAATGCAAGATCGTAGAGACTGTAGCTCTTACTATCACCGCTAATAGAGCTAAATCCTTTATAAGTTTTAGACCCAGGTACATCATTGTTCTTAGCTGGACCTTTTAAAACTACCTTATCAAATAATCGCTGGCTTGCTGTCATAATATTATTTAACCTTCTTCTTCATTGCCTTTAATCTTAGCAAATGTATCAGTTATTGTAGAGTAAAGATTCCATGCATTAGGTACTGCAATATCACTACCTGTTTCTCTGTCTGTCATATCTGGTTTAAAACTTAAAGGATCAAGATTTTCATGATGCGGCCATGGCTCGTGACTTGGTATACGTAACATAATGCTATCAATTGTAGATTCTGTTTCATCTGGATTAGCAAATGTAGAAAGTGCTTCTGGTGGGGTTGCAGAACTTGCAGATGCTGCGCCTGGGCCGTTCATATGAATAGCAGCCGCAGTTTCTGTATGGTTTCCGCCTGACAGTATATCAGTTGCTCCGCCAGCTGTAAATTTATTACCGCCGCTTGTATTCAAATCAAAATCGCCAGCAGTGGTAATTTGATTGTTTCCACCTACGGTTATACCTAAATTACCATCTATAGAAACACTCTTGTTTCCAGCTACTAACAAGTTTAAGTCACTGCCTACTTCAGTTTGATGGCGTTCTGCAACTTTTAAATTAAAATTTCTACCAACTTCTAAATTAAAATCTCGATCTGCATAAAAATTAAAATCTTGTTTAGTGTGCATACTGATGCTGTCTTCTGCATAGATATCAATTTTGCCGTCACTTGACAGTTCAATCCAAGCAGTTCCTCGACTGTTACCGATATAGATTAAATCTTCACTGTTGTGTAAAAGGATTTGATGTCCTGTTCGTGTTCGCAGTCTTATTAATTCGTTGTGTGGAATTTCTGGTAGCCCATCGTCTTCATCTTGTTCAACAGCAGCATACTCGGGTGGTCCTTCGCTTGCTGTTGTTTTACGTAAAAACTTGTCGTCACCGTCATCCATAACAAACGTAGATCCACCAAGCCTGCTGACAAATCCGGCAGCAACTTTGTGCTCAGATTTTCCAACCTTACCCTTCTTTGCGCCGGGACGTTTATCAATCGGTCCAGGTGTACTAATACCAAATACCATTGAAGGTATTTCACGACGGGCACTGCTTGATGTTATTCCGCGAATGTCGTCTTTTAATAACCCTTGTGCAAGTAACGCATCTTGAAAAGGGCTGGCGGGCTTAGGAATTGCAGTTGGATCAATAGTTGATGCTTGTGCAATTTTGTTGTATTCGCCTACTGGTACACGTTCCTCCACGCCGTCTACATTAAACGAAGTAGCTGCTTGTCCTGGAACCATAAAGTTCATCGCTTGGTCTTGAACACAACCAATCCAATAGCCTTTACGCGGGTCGCCATCAATAAAAATAACTACCACCACAGAACCTACATCGGGAGGTATCATCCAAAAGCCATAACTTTTTTGTGTATTATTATAGTCGTCAGGATCTTCGCCTACATAATCAATACTTGTCTGGCCGCCAAATGGGCTCAAGTATTTTACTTGGTGTAGTTGTCCTTGTTTGGCTTCGTCATTACCAACCTCGTGCATAATTTGTACTTCAAGAGTACCCATGTACGTAGGATCAAGGTGGCTGACGATTTTAGCCAAGTACGGCCCAGGGCTTGTTTTACCTTCGCCGGGTGCTGATCTTATTTCTTCTGACATTTAAAAATACCTTAATCTGGAGACGGGGTCGACGAAGTATTACCTTCAGAGTCTGTTACTAATGTAGAGCCGTCGTCAAATGTTTGTATACTTGACCCGTCATCAAATGTTTGAACAGATGGATTATTAAACGGAGGTTCCGGAGTTGCTGCCAATATTGGCGGTTTGGTGCTTTTAATTTCTTGTCCTCTTAGTCTTAGCATTTTTAGTTGTTGTGTAAATTTACCTTTGTTAAAATAAGATGTAACATTAGTAACTTTATAAAGTCCACTAAATTGCGGAACTGCTGCTGAACTGTTAAATTCGTACAATCCTGTAGATTGCTCGATATCAATAGGTGTTCTAAAATTTACAGTGACTAATACTTCGCCGTTTTGCCAATTCATCGCACCGTCTGCATTAATAAATTTATTGTCAGTTGCTACTGCACTATAATTTCCCATACCACTATCACCAAGATAGAATGGGTCGCCAAGAATAGTTAATTGCAAATTGACCATATCAACTCCGGCTGTAATAGCATCGTGAAATTGACGGGCTGCAATACTTGCACTGTCATCAAGGCCGCCGCCGCCCTTGCCGCCCGTAGAAGTTAATACTCCGTCTTTCAATTGTGTAGTAGGTAATTGATTTTCTTTAGGTGCTTCGCCCGTTGGCGGTGCTTCTTTACCTGATTCGCCTGCTTCTGCTGCGCCACCTTGATTTTCTTTTAACTTTGCGCCTTCGTTATTTTTACCTGAATCTGCATTTAACGATGTATAAAATCCTGCATTAAAATCAATGTCGAAGTCCATTACATCAAGATTTTTTCCTGTGTAAATGTAATTGTATTCTTTTACTACAAGTTTTTTAACTTTTTCTGTTCCAGGTTTTGGGGTATTAGGTGGCAAGAAATAACTTGCATCAACTTCATAAGGTACAACTCTATACACTACTAATTTAGGTTTTACACCTGTTTTAGCTAAGTTTGCATCTGTAGGAATATGATATAGGTGCGTTTCTACTCTCCACCATAAGATAGTACCATCTTGAGATATCTGACTTAGTGCTGTTCTACCATATTCACTCATTAGTACAACTTGATTAATAGCGTTAATAACATCACTACCTTGCGCAAATTTAAACTCGCCGATAGATGGATTAATGGTAATATTACCTCTCTTGTATGTGCCAGTAGCTGAATCATAAGCTACGTTATCTTTAGCGAACGGTGTGCCGCCGTTATTATACAAATTAAATCCCATTGTGCTGGCACCAATGTCATTCAATGTACCATCTTCTTGAACCTGTGTTTTGTTTATACTACTTGTTTTCACGCCAAGTTTCTTAAA